TGGGTAGATGCGGTCAAACGTCTGCGTGAAGAGGGGCAGACGATCATCTCTGATAAAGGGTACGTCTATCAGCATCCGCTGGTGGCAATCCGCGATAAAGCGGTAGAGCAGATGCGGCGCTTCATGGTTGAGTTTGGCATGACGCCCAGCAGTCGCAGCAGGGTGAAAGCCGAAAAGCCCGAAACGGTTGACGAGTTAGAGCGGATACTGTTTGGGCAGGACGTGAAGGTGGTTAATGATGGGGGAGCGTGAGATATTGGATTACGTGGATAGCGTTTTAAGCGGAGACATACCGGCCGGCAAGTGGGAATGTTTAGCTTGCGAACGATACGTTTCCGATCTTGAACACGGCAAGGAACGCGGTCTGGTATTGAACAAAAAAAAGGCCGAGTTGGCACTCTTGTTTTTCAATCTTGTTAAACATTCAAAGGGCGAGTGGGCCGGACAGCCGTTTCACCTCGAAGCATGGCAGCAATTCATTGTTTGGAATCTATTCGGTTGGTATCGGGATAACGGCACACGGCGGTTTCGCTGGGCGTATAACGAAGTGGCACGTAAAAATGGCAAGAGCACGCTTGCGGCCGGCATTGGGTTATATCTGCTCACCGCAGACGGTGAACCTGGCGCCGAAATCTACAGTGCCGCAACCAAGCGAGACCAGGCCAGGATAACCCACAGCGAAGCAACCAGAATGGTTAAAGCCAGCCCTGCATTGCGAAAGAGAGTGCGGGTATTCCGCGACAACCTGCATGTGGAGAGTACAGCCAGTAAATTTGAGCCGTTGGGGAGAGACACCGATAGCATGGATGGTCTCAATGTGCATGGGGCGATTATCGATGAGCTTCACGCGCACAAGACACGTGATCTGGTAGATATTCTCGAAACGGCACAAAGCGCGCGGCGAAATCCCCTGCAGTTTGAAATCACAACGGCCGGCTACGATCGTGAGTCGATCTGCTGGGAACATCATGAATACACAGAGAAGGTACTGAGCGGAGTTGTTGCAGATGATCGTTGGTTCGGTATTATCTATACTATCGATACAGATGATGACTGGCAGGATGAGTCTGTTTGGCGCAAAGCTAATCCCAATATCGGCATTAGCAAAAAGATTGATTACATGCGCCAGCAAGCGCAAAGGGCGCGTGAGATACCAAGCCAGCTAAATGCATTTTTGAGGTTGGATCTGGACGTGTGGACACAAAGCGAGACGAAATGGGTTAATCTTGAACATTGGAAGTTATGCGGGCAAGCGATTGATGCAAACGGATTGCGCGGCAGACGGTGTTATGGTGGTCTCGACTTGAGTTCGACAACGGATGTTAGCGCATTTGTACTGGTATTCCCGCCGGAACGAAGCGATGATCCGTATCAAGTGCTTTGCCGGTTCTGGATACCAGAAGACTCTATGCACGAACGAAGCCATCGTGATCGTGTGCCTTATGATGCATGGGTGCGTCAGGGGTATATGGTCGCAACACCCGGTAATGTGATCGACTACGACTACATTTTGGCGCAGATCGATGAAGATGCGCAGATGTACGATTTGCAGGAGATCGCCTTCGACCGCTGGGGAGCTACCAAAATCGTCCAGGAATTGCAGGAAATGGGGCTGACAGTGGTTCAGTTCGGTCAGGGTTTTGCCTCGATGAGCGCGCCGATGAAAGAGCTGGAAAAGCTAATTCTCAGTCATAAATTGGCGCATGGCAACAACCCCGTTTTGGCGTGGATGGCGGATAACCTGGTAGCTGCGGTTGATCCGGCCGGCAATATCAAGCCAGATAAGCAACGCTCAATTGAGAAGATTGACGGCATGGTTGCGTTGATCATGGCATTGGATCGGGCATTGAGGTACGATGACAGCGGATCGGTTTATGAAGAGCGAGGCATCCTAACCTTATGAGCCTGCTGACGAAGCTATTAGAGCGGTTTGAGAAGCGGAACTACACCGAAGAGTTGATCAAGGAACGGCGTAAGTCGCTTTGGAATACGTCTCTGACCGGCGTTGCGATTACCAGCGATAATGCACTTCGGGCTTCTGCGGTTTATGCCTGTGTGCGATTACTGAGCGAGAGCGTAGCCATGTTGCCGCTGGTTTTGTACCGCCAAAATGGTCGATCGAAGGAAAAAGCTCTTGATCATCCACTGTATGGGTTACTGCATGATGCGCCCAACGGTGAGATGACGGCATTTGACTATCGTCAGCTCCTTATGGTGCATTTGTGTTTGCGTGGTAATGCTTATTCGTATATTGAGTATGCGCCAAACGGGAGAATTATCGGTTTGTGGCCGCTCAATCCAGATTCGGTTCAGGTTATGCGTGATGTAAGAACCGGGTTGCTGGTTTATGCTGTTGAACTTCCTGAACGATTTGGCAAAGAATACCGTTTCATTGCGCAAGAAAACATCTGGCACTTGCGCGGTTTGGGGCGTGATGGAATTATGGGTTATAGTCCGATCCGCTTGGCGCGTGAGGCAATCGGGTTGTCACTCGCAGCCGAAGGTTTTGGTGCATCGTTTTTTGCCAATGAAGCCGAGCCTGGATTTGTTTTGGTACATCCTGGCAAGTTGGGAGACGATGCTTACAAACGTTTGAAGTCGTCTTGGGAGGAAAGACATCGTGGTTTTGAAAGGGCTCATCGTGTTGCAATACTTGAAGAAGGAATGAAGGTAGAGAAAATCGGCATTTCGCCGGATGACGCTCAATTTTTGGAAACACGTAAGTTTCAAATCAATGAGATTGCGCGGATATTTCGCGTTCCGCCTCACATGATCGGAGATTTGGATCGCGCAACGTTTTCTAATATCGAGCACATGGGTTTGGAATTTGTCACTTATACCCTCATGCCTTGGCTTGTGAATATCGAGCAGTCTATCAGCTTGAACTTACTGACAGAAACCGAAAGAAAGCAATTTTATGCCAAACACACGGTTGCCGGTCTGCTGAGAGGAGATATTGAAAGCCGTTATCGGGCTTATTCGGTTGCGAGACAATGGGGCTGGATGAGTGTGGATGACATCCGCGAACTGGAAGAAATGAACCCATTGCCAAAAGGCATGGGCGATAAATACCTTGAGCCACTTAACATGTCGGCGGTTGGTGTTGAGACGGAAAGAAATCTGGCTCAAATCTCGGAAAGGCGTGATGAGCGCCGGGCGCGAGCGGTTAAAACCAGGCGAAAACTGATGGAAGAGTACGGGAAGGTGTTTTCGGATGCTTTTGCGCGGGTTTATCGCCGTGAGCGGAATGACCTGTTGAATGCGGCAAAGAAAAAAATAAAAATCAATGTCAATGAGTTCTTGAATTATCTGGATGAGTTTTATCCTGAGCATCGCGAATACATCAAGAAGAATATGGGGAAGGTTATGGAGACTTACGCCAACCTTGTGGCTGATGCTGCTACGGAAGAGGTTGGCAAGGATGACTACGATCGGGATGCCATCAAGCGGTATAGTGATGCTTATGTGGAGAGATTGGCGCAGCGGATGGAGTATTACAGTCGAGAGCGTATCACAAACGCAATCAATATCGCTCAAAGAAGTAACAACGATGTTCTTGAGCAACTTGAGGAAGAGATGAGCGATTGGGATACAACGCGTGCGGAATTTGACGCGAGTAAGGAAAGTGTACGCGCCAACGGCGCAATTACACTGTTTGCTTTTACAACATTAGGTGTTGCTTTTATTACTTGGGTTGCGTCTGGCAAGGAAAATTGCCCGATTTGTGATGAATTAGACGGCAAGAAAATCGGGATTAGTCAGAAATTTGTCTCTGCTGGCGATGTGTTGAATCAGAACGGCGAACCGTATCATGTTAGACAGGATCATGCTCATCCGCCGTTACATGACGGCTGTGACTGCATGATTGTTGCTGGATAGGAGGTGAAGAATGGCTGCGATTAAACCACATACCACCGATGTTGATACAAAAAGCGATTGGGATGGCCCGCAAGCTGTGGCGGATGCCCCGAAAGATGAAAAAGTCCTGCGTTACATGCACGCATGGGTAGATGATGAAGGCGATCCAGATGCCAAAAGCTCCTACAAATTCCCACATCATCGGCCGGAAATCGGAGCTCCTGCCGTCATTGCAGCGGTGAATAATGCTCTGGCGAGACTATCGCAGGCAGACATCCCGGAAGCGGATCGATCTGGTGTCGAACGGCATCTTAGAAAGCATCGCGAAGATGCCGGGTTGGAAAAAAGCGCAATGCCAAACGAACTTATTGAACTGCGGACGGTGAAGTCTGAATTGCGCGCAGAAGTTAGCGAAAGCGAACCCGTCACGTTGACAGGTTATGCGGCAGTTTTTAACCGCTGGAGCGAGGATTTAGGCGGATTTCGGGAGATGATTTTGCCAGGCGCGTTTACCGAGACGATTAAAAACGCCGATGTCCGCGCCTTGATTAATCATGATCCGAATTTGGTACTAGGCAGGACAGTATCTGGAACGCTGAAGCTCGAAGAAGATGAGATTGGATTGCGCGCGGAAATCAAGTTACCGAATACCCAATATGCGAATGATTTGGTACTCATGATGAAGCGTGGAGACATCAATCAGATGAGTTTTGGGTTTTCGGTGTCGGAAAGTGGCGATCGCTGGT